CTAACTCTTGTAAGATTTGTGTCTGTCTGGCTGGTTCCAGTGCCTGTTCTAATTTGATGCTCTATTACATCAACAGTATCTGCAGGAAGAGTATACGTTGCTGTACCAGCTGTTAATACTTGAGTACCTGCTTCTATAGTCCAAAGATTCAGGCCTCTATTCTGCCATTCCATAGTTAATATATTAAAACTACGTCTGGCGTTTCTTAGGTCATTACCCGTTCTTAATTCTAATCCAGCTCTTTGATAAGCCTCTTCAAATAAATCTGGTATATCTGGTACTACTACTGCCATTTAAGTGACCTTTCTATAAGACTTCGTCTTTCGTGCAATCTTAGTTGGCTGTTTAGCCACTTGTTTTCCTCGCTTAATTGCTTTTCGCTTTTTAGCCGTAGTGGCGGCGTATTCAGAGGAAGATAAAGCTTTAATTGCCTTCGCAGGCAAATAACGCTCGCCGGTTGCTTTTGGCCCCTGTGTACTAGGTTTACCACTTTTTGTTCGCCACTTCTGTTTACCCCAAGCTTTTAAGCTCCTTTGTGATTTTTTTAAATTAGACATTACTTTTTATTCATCCAAGCTGTTGTACCCATATAAGCCCCAACAATGCCTGCCCCACTTAAATAAAACAAATTACTAATATCTGACAAAGCCTTTACTCTTTCAATATCAATAACAAACATTGCAAATGTAAATACTCCCATTGCAACTAAAGTATATCTTGCCATCCTTAGTTGAGCAAGCTGTTTCCTTAATTGAGTTTCTGTCTCTTTTATAGCTTTAGCGTTTTCTATCTCTTCATCAGAGACAATACCGTCACCATCTAAATCATATTCATTATATTTGCTTGCTGTTTGCAATTTCTTTTGCTTCATTTAGCTATACTCCTCAAGCTTTCCATAACCTGATCTATAGAAGGTTCTTTACCATTAGGATTAAGTTTACATTTATACTTGCGAGGGCATCCTATATGAATGTCTGTAAATTCTAATTCATATGTTCTTTGTGCGCCTACATATACGCAAGCCATCTTATCTTTAAATACTTTTTGTATTTTTAACCTACATGTTGTCATAACTGGTTGTTTAATAGTACCGTTATTAATTTGTTGTTGTCTGGTTAAACTCTTAGGTTTATATTTATAACCATCTGCATACGATTTGTTGAACCAGATAGATGCAACTAATAATATAAATCCTCCAACTACTAATACCAAGAACAGCCAAGCAATACCCTCGCCTAACTGCCGTCTCATTTGTTGTTGTTTATAAACTGTTTGTTGACGCTGTTTTCTAATCTGACCTTCCATGTGCAAAAGCTCGTTATAAGCTTGTGGCCCATGAGTTAAGTTTAGAAACATCTTGAGTTCGTACCTTTGTTCCTCAAGTTTCTTCTTGGCTGCATAAGCAGCGAGAGCTGCCTCTTCAATAGAACCAGCTTTAAACAATTTGCCAAACAGGGGAGGATTTTTAGCTTGCTTTTCCGCATTATCAATATCTGAGACAGCTCCCATCCAACGACCTATGTCCCCACTCATTTGCTCTATATCTCTTGCTGCTGCGAATCCTGACTTAATAGCATTAAAAGCGCTATTCGCAACTCCCATTGCGACAGATATAGTAACTGGGTCCATAATTTATCATTCCTTATTTGTAGCCGCCACCTGCTTTCTTATAAGCTTTAGCCATCATTTGTGCTTTACGAGCAGACCATTGACCGGGCGCACCACCCTTTCCGCCTGCTTTAATTCTATTAAATATGCTTTTTCTAAGTCCGGGCTTGGTATAGTTACCTGCCTCATTGACCTTACTTTTCTTTTTGACTCTGCCGCCAGCTTTCATGCCAGAGCCGTCATCTATATTCTTTGCTTTACGAAGTATGGCTAGATCACCTGCATCACTGCCAGATGTTAAAAAGCCACCACTATTTAATCTTGTTACTTTCACTAAGCTCTCCTGTTAACCTTTTTTGCTTTGCTTGTTCTGGCAAATGACCTGTTAACTGACTTAGGCTTTACTGTAAGATTTTTTCTTTTGTTATCTTTAGGATTGCCATTCTTGTGAGCAACATCTTTACCGTCACCTTTTTTGACTTTGCCTGCAGTTTTCATAGTAGACCTAGCTGTGTTTCTACTAGCTCTTCTTTTCTTCTGAACAGGTTTCTTGTGGTAATTATCGTATTCACCACGATAGTTACGATTGGGCATCTTGAATCTCTTTTAATTCTTTAACCCATTCATAACCAAATGAGCTTTCCCATTTAGCGTCATCTGATATAACAGCTTGGCATGTTGTGCATTGAACAGAATCTTCTTTTGTTTCTTTTATAGCTGTTTTACAAATAGGGCATATATCATCAATCATTATACAGCCCTCGTCTTTCCCTTCATAGCACAACCATCTATTGACTTCTTTCTTTTCAATGGGCCACCAGCCATCATGCCTGTCATAGGAGTCATTCTATTGTTACCTGACTTACCTGCATTTCTTCCTGCAGCCATAGCCATTTTTCTTTTCTTTGCTTCTTCTCTTTTATCCAAAGCAAGAGAGCCAATAGGACTCATTCCTGTTTTTCCTAATTGAGCTAAAGCACCAGATATTGGACCCTTGCCCTTCATAACACTATAAGCAGGAGAAAGTGTTTCTAACATTTTTCCTATGTTTTTCTTTATTACAGGTTTCTTTTTCATGTTACTTGCCTCTCTTCATAGAGCCGCCGTATCTTTTCTTAACAACTACGTTCCTTTTCTTGTCACCTCTTTTAACATTACCAGCACCAGCTGATGGAGCAACTCTCTTAGGAACTACAGGACCTTTCTTTCTAGTTTTACCTTGTTGAAAGTTCATGTAATCACGAAGACTTAATCCTGATTTCTTTAACTGTTCTTTGGTTACAACAGGGCCTTTTTTAGGTTTGGCTTTTCTTACAATTCTAGGATCAACAGTAGCACCCGCTTTTTTACCCATAAATTTTGTAGACTCTTTTTGAGATTTAAGAGTTTTCTCTTTTTTAGCTTTTTTAGCATCAGCTAGTTTTCTAATAGGGCTTTTCTTGCTGTCAGGAACTTTTTTCTTAGAACCTGTAAAGAAACTTTTAACTCCAGCAACAAAGTCGTCACCTATTTTTTTCTTTGCCTTTGGCCTTGGTTTTGGTAATGCCATTTTATTTCCCTTCATTTGTTTGCTCATTGTAGTTCTTGATATCATTATTTAAGTAACGATAACAATTCAGTTACCGCTCCTGTATTAGTTACAGCTATAACTGCCAAAGCACCAATCAACATCCATTTAGCTTGAAAGACTGCTCTCTTAATATCTGTCATATCTGCTCTTAACTCATCAACATGCTTTACAAGATAGTCTTGTTTGGATTTCCATTCAGCAAATTCTATTTGCAAAGACTGAACATTCTTCTCCATTAACATTTCCACCTTCTTCTAGCTTGCCTTAAACGACTATTGGGATTCTTTGCTGCTTTAGGAAATTGTTTCATTTGTCCTGCTGATCTAGCACAGTAAGACTTACGTCTCTTGGCTGCAGTACTACCTTTTTTTACTTTACCAGTAACAGCTGTCTTTAGTTTTGATCCGGGATTATCTTTGCGATATTTGGCCACACCTTTTTTAGTCATGCCTGCGCCTGACTTAGTAGGGCGTTTATGACCGCCCCCTATTGTGTGACCTTTCATTGTTCCCTTAGTAGCCATTATGACAAGAACAAGGTTAACTTATTACCTGAACCAGTAAATCCATGAATATAAGCACCACTCTCAGCTAATATTCCTTGATCCGGTAAGTTCAATGTATGTAAACCAGTAGGAAAACTTTGAAGTAATAAAGTTTCTCCACCTGATCCATCCTTTATTGTTAATACACCAGCAGCATTACCAAATATAACAACCTGCCTAATTCTAGACCTTTGAGGACCTAGAACAGCAGCAGAGTCACCTTGATTAATATTAAATGCCTTGGTGTCTGATCGACCTGACATATTTCTCTCCTTAAAAAGATGGGGGACTAGCCCCCATAATTAAGCTGCGTAGCCCATTAATTCTATAAATAATTTACCAGCAGTGTAATCTGCATCTGTTGCAGCACCTGTTGTTAGATATAAGAATTGATCAGCGGCTGGAACGGCTTCAAAGTAAACTTTGCTTCCTAATGTTGCATCACCTGCATTAACCATTAATGTTTCAGTTAAATCACCAATAGCACCATCTTCTACACCAGTACCTTCTGTTGCAGAGTGTATGTTAATGTCTGGATCGCCACCTGCTGGTGCTTCAAAACATTCCATACTACCTGTTAAGATTGTACCATTTTGAGCAGCAGTTATCTGACCAATATGACAAACCAATGCAGTTCCGTTAACACCAATGATGTCACCAGAGCCTGTTGATCTTAAACCTGTTAGGTCTATTAAAATTCTTGTTGTGATAATTCCACCAACTCTTTGAACAGCAGTTTTATATATAGTTCCAGTACCAGTTGTTATACCTGTACCTGCTTCTACAGAAAGTGTGTTTGCGTCAAATGATGACACACCGCTTGAGTTAATGCTTGAGAGGGTTGTGATAGCACCGCTTGTGCTATTTTTAGATATGGATGTAAATCCACCTTCGGAACGGACTGCTCCGTTAAAAGTTGTATTAGCCATGTAAATCTCCTTATCTTGGCAAGTGTCAGTTACACCATGTAACTGTTAAGGGAAAAAGTAAAGGGGCGATTTACGCCCCTCTATATTATTTTATTTATGCACCCGGTGATCCATACATACCTAATGGATCTGATACACCGAATGAATATCTCTCACGGGCTTTGTATCTTACATTACCTGTGTTGAAATCTCCATCCATTGCAGTTGACATAGGTGTTCTTACGAACATCTTCATTCCATTAGGAACATCTGTAGTCAAGAAGAAAGCATCTGAGTCTGTTAAATAGTGATTAACAGAATAGCCTTCTGGGATTGACCCATTTGATCTTAATGCATTTGTGTCATTGTCTGCAGTCGCTACTCTTAATTCTGATTGTAGAATTCTTGTAGCAACAAACATTAATGCCGGTGGAATGATTAACTTTCTAGGTCTAGCTGCAATCAATAAGCCTCTTTCGTCTACGAAAGCTGCAATATCAATAACGGCTTGCTCTAGTGAAGTTTCATTTAAGTCAGCACCAGATGTTGGTCTGTTACGGTTGTTTCCACCTTGCACAGTTGGGTGATCTGTATCAAATAAGAACTGACCATCGCCACTTGTAAAAGTGTCAAAACCTGTATTAAGCAATGAAGCTGCTTTTGTTTGCTTAGTATAAGCCATAGCTCTTGCTAATGCTTTTGTATATCTCGCTGATAGTGAGTCATACAAGTTATCTTCCATCGCTTCTTCAGTGATAGAGAAACCCATTGCAACAGTTTCATGGTTATATCTAGCAGTAAAAGACTCTTGAGCTGTATCGTAAGATATAGCTGCGCCCTCTTGCTTGATTGGTGCTGCACCAAATCCTGACAACTTGACTTCTTCTTCAAAGCTACGCTCTGAATTTTCAACGTCATAGATTTCTGCATGTTCGTCTTCGTACTTTTGGTACTCTAGACCGAAAAGGGCGTTTAGACCCGGTAACAACTCTTTAAGGAGTTGCGCTCTTGAAATAGCCATAGTTCAATCTCCCTATTAAGCTGCTGATGGTGCGTTGCCAGAAACGACACCGATACCAAGTTGATGACCTGTATTAAACTTACAAACCATTATAGGAAATGATGTACCTTTTTCATCACCATCAAAACCGCCTTTGAAGTCTACGATTCTTATTGGTAAGGCCGCTGTATTAGCTGCAGTACTAATATCAAGTGATACTCTAGAAATACCTAAAGTTGCATTTGATGTTCCTTGTACTAAAGCTGCGTTAGCTGCGATATCATCATCATTCACACTGCCGTCTGCCTGTATTTCAAACAATACATTTGGATCATCACAAACATAAACCATACCATTAGTATGAGCTGTGCCAGACCATTGCTGACTAAATTGTGTTTGACCTGTGCTTAGATCAGTGTAGCGACAACCTAAGAATATTCCTATAGGTGTTGCTGATGTAGTACCAGTATCCTTTTGGATAGTGGTTGTGCTTCCAGCATCTGTCAATTTGACTAGATCGCCGAAACAAATCCTTGTTGATTCAGTACTCAGTATTGGATACTGACGGAACGAACCATTGTAAGTTCCAGAAAGATTGCCAACTGGTCTTAAACCGAAAGGAGCTGCTGTTGCGGACATATACTGTCTCCTTCATTTAAAAAAAGTTAAAATTTATTTCTTATTTGCGTGTGCTTTTCTCTGGTCTGAGTACTGGCATACGTGGATCGGACTCTCTCATGTAATTATTATCAACGGCTGCCATTTGACTAGCAGTTTTTTGCTGATGATATTCCCTTCGAGCATCCATGTTTTCCTTTGAGTTCCTGCAAAGTAACAGTCCCCCAACCTCTACATTACCCTTAAATTTGGAATCGACATCTGGTAAAACTTTAAGTTCTGGGTGATCTTCTAGTTTTACTGGCTCCCAACCTTCACGAAATTTAGATGAAACATTAGTATTATCATTCTGACCAAGTGTTGATGTGCGAATCCAACGGAATTCTACTCCCTCTTGTGGATCGGGGTCTGGTAAAGCATTAGCTCGTTTCCAAGTTACCTTACGTTCTGATGTATCTCTTGTCTCAAGTGTGCGTGGGTCACGATTAGCCATTATATTGACTCCTTCAATAGTTGCGCTGCATATTGTTCAGGTGTAACTCCCAGACGTTTAGCGAGTCCTATCTGGGTGGAGGTTAGCTGCACTTTGCGTGGTTTTTTTGCACTTCTATTAACAGGGGCAACCACGTTACCAGCAGGTCGTTGAGGTGCTTCTACCTCTTCTGTCTCAACATTCTGCTTGTCTTGGAAATGAT